TGCTACCATTGTAGTTATCGGATGTTTATAATTTCGCATTTGGCTCACCTCTAAGTATGATAATGATGATTTAGGATTATTTATTTCCATTACAATACGCTTATCCGTATTTCTGTTATTGTTTTTATGTCATTTCATTGTAAGCAAATACGTATACAATGCTAAAATTAGACGCGAAGATATGGGGGCCGCATTACTGGTTTTTTTTAATGACCGCTGCAGTGAATTATCCTGACCATGTCAATGATGTCGTGCGTAAAAAATACTACGACTTTATCCAAAACTTTCCGATGCTTATTCCCGACCCCGAAATGTCATCCGAGTTTGCGCGAATGTTGGATAAATACCCGGTGACACCCTATTTAGATAGCCGCGACTCGTTTATCAAGTGGGTCCATTTCATCCATAATCGCTATAACGTGCTTCTGATGAAGGACGAGATGTCTTTACACGATGCGCTTGAGAGATATTATTTACATTATCGTCCAAGGTCGGTGCAAATTCTGGAAGAACTGAAATACAGAGAGAAGCTCGTGTATTTATTGATAGTGGCTGGGTTAGGATATGCGGCATATTATTATCATAACCGGTGAAAAAGAATCACGTGGACGGAATGCCGATGATATTATTCGCTATTATATATAATAATGGTAAAAGCCGAGTATATCGTATTTCTTGTAGCAGCATTCCTTATTGTAAATACATACTATGATGGACGGTTGACGAAACTATTCCAGACGAATCAAAAATGGATGAAGATGGCGATGTTTGCATTTGCGGGTCTTTCGCTATTCTTGTTTTTGCGTCGTAATCCGGATAACTCTAGGCAGTTGATGTTTCACGCCAACGATATTATTAAGTATATGCCGATAAGCAAGGGGACGGCAGATATGATAACACCGTTTTTTGATATGACGGGGGGTCCGCCCCCCAACGACGGTGGTGCGATGGGCCGGGCGACGGGCGGTCAAACGAGCGGAGCGAGTGGCAGTGCGATGGGCCGCGCGATGAGTAGCGCAGTCGGAACAACTCCGTCGTGGGGGGGTGGTGGTGGCAGCGCCAGTGAGCGTCGCATCTTGAACTCCGGCAAAAATTCTAGCAAGCGCAGCGTCAGTGAAACCAAGAAGAAGTATGTTGCAGCACAACAGGGTTGGAAATGCGGAGACTGTCAGCGTCAGTTACCTGCGTGGTTTGAAGTGGATCATGTAATTGCTTTAGAACACGGCGGGTCCAACCACGTGGATAATTTAGTCGCTTTGTGTCGGGATTGCCACGGAAAAAAGACGGCGATGTCGTTCTTGTAAAACCGCAATCACCGCAATGTGAACATTACATCTCTCAAATATAGCACAAGCACAGAGCAACGAAGCAACGGAGCGTAGCGTAGTCGCGATGTGAAACGCGAAATATTATATCTTATAATTATAACTTGGTGTCGTTATTATTATAATGGATGCTTCCACGCCATCCTTCACAAATGTAATAGAATTTCTACCATTTATTATAATTTCAGTCATTATACTTATCGGTTTTTTTACGTGGAAAGTCTTCACAAAGCATATTTCCGTATTTGTATTATTAATAACTAGTATTCTTTTTTCAATATGGCTCTATAGCGGTGATATCTATTCCTATATTGGATGGAATGAAGCCGCGCGTGCAAAAGGAAGTTCTGGCGACCCGATTCTACCTTTATCCACGTCTTCGTCTCAATTGTCGTCCGAAACCATCATTTGGGTGGTTTTTGGAGTGATTTTAATGCTCGGATTAGGCCTTCTTCTTGGGTTGACAAGTTATACTATCGGAAATAAGGTAGGACAAACAAACCAATCCAGTATACTTGAATATATCAGTTATGCATTTCTCGGTGTCGGCGGCATCATTTTAATCTCTGTTATTTGGAAAGCATTCCGCGGAGGGTCTTCTGATGAAGGTGGTTCAGACGAAAGTCTATTTGCTTCATCCCGTTTCAAATTAGCATCTGGATTAATTCTTGCTGTTATCGGTATTTATATGAAGGCTCGTTCGGTGAATATCAATGCAAACCAATCTCAGCAAGTGAATGCGGATAACGCAATGAAAACGGCTACATCGGTCTCCGATATTGTATTGAATATCGGAATTATTTTTCAAGTGATAGCAGTGCTAGCCACTCTGTATATGTTGTATCGTAATAATGTATTCCATCCTGATGCCAATTCTAGTTTGTTATTCAAGTCCGTTCGCTTCTTTCCGATAGTGCTATTATTTATCGCAGGATTTTTATTTATTGCCACCCAACAAAAATGGATACCCACCATTACCGAGATGGAAGTTGGTTCTGACCAAAATAACGTCTTCGCAGCCCACGGTATTGTGTATATGGTTCTTGCCGGAATTGCACTTTTCGGTGGTTTGGGAAATGTAAATAAAATCACCGCATTCAAGATATTTGGTTCTATCGTGGTTGCTACATTGTTAGCAGTCATCATATGGAATTTCGTAGTATTAAATCAAGAACAAAATTTCAAGCTGGATGTAAATGATGCAGCAAATAACAATTCGTATTATCAACAGGTGAAAAATGAAGTCGTGAATGAAATGAACAAATCGGGTAAAACTCCAACCGAAGAAGAAATCAAAGTTAAAATAGAAGAACGTATCGCTCAATTGAAACAATCCAATAATGAAGCAAATCTAATCGTAAGTAATGTTTTTCTCGCTCTTGCAGTGATTATCACGCTTGTCATTTCTGTATTCTATTTTGCGAAGATGAAAGTCGTTGAATGTCAGAAAATGCCAGCGGGGATTATGAATATATTCAAGGGAGATTGTGATGACTCTACTTCATATGAGGACAATCAATCATTAAAAAATGGTCTTGATGGAAACGCCGCGAACATTGAAAAATTGACAGCAGAGCAATGGGGTAAAATCGTAGATGTTTCTACAAGCAAATCCGCGGCAACATTGGCAAGTTGGTCACGTTTTAACCCATTCTTGTCATTGATTCTTGTGATTTTATGTATTTCCATTCTATTCACAAAAGTCACCACATCTGATGCCACGATGGAGTGGATTGCGAAATCGTTTCGCGGGGATATGTTTCCGCGTGTCAAAGAATTACTAGATACATTCTTCATTGTATTCATTGTCGGGCTCTTCTTATGTGCGTTACTATTAATCCCGGCGGTAAAAGAGCAAAATGTAGGTGGATTGAATAACATTACAAAAATGATTGACTCCATTCAGGTGTGGCAATGGAAAGAGGCTGCGCAGCCACCCGGAATAGGAAAATGGATAGGAATTATTCTGCTCACGGTTGCTGTCGCGGTGCTCGGATTATCTTGGTTATGGAAAGACCTTACAGAAACCGGAGGTGTATTTCCTAAAGATATGGAACTCGTTGTCATCGTTGTTCTTATGTATGTCTTTTTTGGATGCCTTCCGGTATTTTATCATATGATTGGTGGTGGCGGATTCCACGATAGTTTCGCCAGTGACAATATAATTCTAAAAGGAATACGAACATTGTTGACTTCGGTGTATTTGGTTCCGTTGGTATTGGTGGCACTTTTCAAATTATTGATCTACGGTATTGTCTGGGTGATTGGAAAATTCCGAAATAGTCCTGACCTAACTACGCCATTTGAAAAACAGAAATCGTTTTTTAACTTCACAAAATGGCACGCAGCTAAAGATGCCACAACCGACAGAGGCACCGATCTTCGTTTATTCGGTCTAGGTAAAATTCCTATTCCGGCAGATGTCACGTCGGGTTCTGCGGCGGCGGGAGCGACATCATCGGCAGCATCGGCGGGATCGGCATCGGCGGCAGCGGCGACGGCAGCGGCGACAGAACCAGTGAGTCACGAACAAACAAAAGTAAACGCAGTGGGGTCTCTTATTAAAGTCATTTTTATAGTTATTGCATTTGTAACGCTGATACTCGCAATCATTTACAGTGTGTATAAGATTGGTGCAGATAACCGTTCTACTAATGGTGATGGTTCGTCCACGGCCGATGGCGGGTTTGTCACGCAGATGAACTCTCCCACTGCGCACATCATTTATGCAATCATCGCAATAGTGGGTATTGCCGGGTTCGTCGCCTATCTCCGAGAGAAATTCAAGAGTGCAAATGCGGAGAAGTCCCCTGAAGACTATCTTTTCAATGATGTCAAGCCAGAAGACGCCAATAGTCCAATGCGTCAACTCACATTCGGTCTCACGCACATTATTTACATTGTTTTGATGATTATTGTGTTGGTGTATGACCGCGATGTTGATGACAAGAACCGGATGTCAGTCACTGGAATGACCGTATTGGGTATCGCGATTATTCTCTTTCATTACGGGTTAGAATTCATTGATAATCGCAAGCCGAGAGAGCCAGGCGTGGACGCGGATGCACCCCCGAAAATGGCGCCAATGACAAATCTCCTTACAAATATCCGGTTTATCGCGAATACTGTATTTCTCATCGTCCTTTCCGTTCTCGCATACTATAAACAACACGGCATTATGGTTGCACTCATCGTGTTTATGTTCCTCTTCCATCTCACGAAATCCATTCTCGGAATGAAACTATTGAAATTACTGTGGGCGGGTATTCTCTATATTCCTTGCCTCTTCCTGGATTTTGTTCAGAGCTCCCAAACCACGTTGGGAGATACGACGCCAACGATATGGATTATCGTCGCGATTGAACTCCTGCTTATCGCAATTTTATACGGTGGTCCTTATCTTCTGAATTATATCGGCGCTTCTAGGTCTCAAATTGTCGGAGCACCAGTAAGCCTTAAAGATTTATATGACACAAATTTGACAACGCAAAGCCCTAAAATATTTATTTTCCATAACACCGGTATAGACAGAACTCCTGACGATAAAGCGGCAAATTGCCCAATAGAAGAAAAGAAACGCTATCATTATTCTGTTTCTGGTTGGTTCTTTTTGAATAATAATGCGACAACCACAAATGCGGATTTAGAGATATTTAATTTCGGCGATGTTCCCAAAATGACGTATAACCCATCTAGAAATGAATTGAAACTTTATTGCCATCGTTTGAGTATTGACGGTAAACTTCCAAATGAAACCACCGAAATATATAATTCTCGCACCATTTACAATGCGATGGTAAAGGATGGTGATAATTCAAATGCAAAGAAGACGAAAATACAGGTATTAACCGATAATGAAGAATTGGATACAGACATTCCACTTCAACGATGGAACTATTTTGTGATAAATTATGATGGAAAGACGATGGATTTGTTTTTGAACAATAATCTGATATTTAAGAGTGACTTTATTATCCCAGATATACAATTGAAGCCAATTACGGTAGGTAGCACGACAAATAACCGTGGTCTCAATGGTAGTATATGTAATTTCGCATTTCACAAGTATCCTCTTACAAAAGAGCAAATACGTTGGACGTATAAAATGTTAAAGACACATAATCCGCCAATGATTGGAATGAAGACGATTGAAGACGAGATAAAGATAGCGGAAACAAACACGATATATTCACAGTAATGCAATGCATTATTATATGTATAATATTTATACGAATATGAACTCAAAACTTGTTCTTGCAATCATTGTAATTCTTCTCTTGTTGTATGTGATTTATAAAGCACTAACAACGACATATACAACTTTAGGAACCATGCAAAAATGGTCGGCTGCGACTACCATCCAAGGCACAAATTTACCTTCAAGTTTAAAAGCCAATTCTGCAATTTCCGTATGGTTTTACATCAAGAAATGGGTCTCATCTACAAAGGTCATTGAATTTCAAAATGCAACGACATCCATTTTTTTGGTTCGTTTTAAGCCAGACACCAATACCATCCAGATTTTCCCCAAATCAGGAGCATCTACGTCAGAAGATTGTGAAATTTCGGAATTTCCTCTTCAAAAATGGGTGAATTTCATCGTCAGTTTCAACGGTTCTGCGATGGATGTCTATGTTGACGGAAAGTTAGTTAAATCATGTGTTGTAAATACTGGTTCCAAACTTAATGAAACACAAAGGATTATTTTAGGAGATAGCA